GAGCAGCGTTAGATGACGCAAAAGTCTCTAATGTGGTGACACGGGAAGCGTTGGACGTGAGTTCGGTCTCCAAAACACCAGTGCGGGTAGCGTTGGACGCAAGGTCAGTCTCCAAAACACCAACGCGTGAAGCGTTGGATGACGCGTAAGTCTCTAAAACACCAACACGGGTAGCATTGGATGTGAGATCGGTCTCCAAAGTGCCAACACGGGCAGCGTTGGAATCGACTTCAGTCTCAAGAGCTGAGAAATCAGTCTCTAAGGTGCTGACGCGGGAAGCATTGGATGTAAGGTCAGTCTCCAAAACACCAACACGAGCAGCGTTGGATGACGCGTAAGTCTCCAAAGTGCCAACACGGGTAGCGTTGGACGAAACGTCAGTCTCTAAGGTGGTAACACGGGTAGCGTTGGACGAAAGGTCAGTCTCTAAAACACCAACACGGGTAGCGTTGGACGTGAGATCGGTCTCCAAAACACCAACACGGGCGGCGTTGGAATCGACTTCAGTCTCAAGAGCTGAGAGATCAGTCTCTAAGGTGCTAACGCGGGAAGCGTTGGACGCAAGGTCAGTCTCCAAAACACCAACACGGGCGGCGTTAGAATCGATATCGGTCTCAACTTCAGAGAATTTATCGGATACAGTAATGACACCATCGACCATCAAGTTGCTACCATCACCATGGTACACATCGGCACTGACCATACCGGAGACAACAAGAACATTCGACCCAGTGTCGTCAATGTACACATTGGAACCAACGTGTAAATCATATGTGGGAGAGGCGTTATTAATACCGATCGCATTAGACGCGGTATTTACGATAAGATTATTAGCTCCAACTTCGAGATCCTTTTCGATGTTGATGGCACCCGAAAAGAGTTGAAGATTGGTTGGCGGCATTTGTGGTTGTTTGTACTATTATACAATATTTTTTTTAGTAATTAAAGGTTTTCACCGGTGTACTATCTTCATCAATTGTAGTAACACCTCCGTCTGAACTTGGAGAAGTGTATTCAATGAAAAGGTGGTAGTCGCCCTGACCATCTAACGGTGTCGAAGGTTTTAATGAAACGGTATTCCCCGTGGTAGTGACATTATAACTCCATGGATTTGTACTTGTTCCACCAAAAATCTTCTGTGCACCTATGGAAATATCGATTGTGGGTGTAGCCCCAGTCCTATGACCACCACCAAGCTCTAAAATGATAGTACTGATTTCTTCATCATCTTCAACGAGGTGTCCTGATATTTTTGAATAAAATACATTTGAGGTGAAATTTACATTAATGTATGGTTGATCACCGCTTGTAATAGTTCCCGAATAACTGTATGTTTTTTTCGTAACTGCATCCGTGTTTGTAATCAAACCACTAGTAAGACGACTACTGCTACCTGTAAACGATGTAGCCGTTACGTCCCCACCAACGACGATGTTACTATCTACCACGATGCCGGTGGTGGCATTCGTAAATTGAACTGTATTGGACGTGGTATTTCCATTGTCGGATATTTCTTGGAGAGTTGTAGAAATATTTGAAAGAAGACCACCATCACCTAAATATGTACTTGCTATCACATTTCCACCAACTTCAATATTTGAACTTATAAAAGCATGTCTCTCGGCTGTTATATCTTTTGTCGCAGACACAAATTTAACATCCACTGCTTCTGCTTTTAAAGTGGCACCCCTAAGTTCTAGTAAAGTACCAATTACCTGAATAGGCATTTAATATAGGGTAAGAAATGAATTTACCTGTTATTAAATGGGGGAGTGATTGGGATCACTCGGGGAGGGGGGGCCAAACAGGGTTCGCGGGGTCCTCAGTGGTGGCTGGGAGGTCGCGGAGGGCCTGCATGTAGGTGGCCCAAGCCTCTGGGACTGGGGTCGATGTGGAGTACGCCTTTAGGGTCACCCAATCTGTGGTGGCGAGGCGACGATCCCTCTCGGCCCTAAGGTCCTTTAGGGGCTGGGCGTCCACCAGGGCTTGCAACTTCGCCTCGAACTCCTCCTTTGGGGGTTTCTCATGACCGGGGGGGAACTCTATAGATTCCCAAGTTGTACCAACTTGAGAACCCCCGGGCACTTTTTTGTTGTCAAAATATTCTTCTAAAATTTCATATATAAAAGAAATTAATTGTGTTTCTTTTGGGTTGAACATATAATTTAAGATGATATATAAAATCCCGTAAAACTGTTATAGGGGGTTGTGGAGATATACATATACGTCGACCCCGCAAAAACAAACCTTAATTCATCACCAACGTTCATATATACAGTACCACCTGCTACAACTTGATTATGTATATCCCCCGTAGCACCACTATATCCGTATATACGTGATTGCGGCGTCCCGTTCAGTTCCAGTGAACCATTTATTGTGAGATATGTATACACCGTCTGATTTTGAAGGTTAGACATAAACCACCATACTATGTAGTAGTACCCTGCTAATGGACATGTGAATACACCACTTGGTTGAAGACCCCCACCTTTATTATGAACAATTGTATTAAATGGAATAGGATTAGTGACGGCGTTAAGAGTTGTCGCGGTCGACGGGTGAGTTGCGTGAGCCTGAAAGAACACCGGACACCCACCCCTTATGTCCCCCCTCACGTCTAGGACGGCCCTAGGCTCCGAGGTCCCGATGCCGACCCTCCCAGCCTTTAGGGTCACCACGTCTGGGCTGACCCCAAAGTACTCCTTCTGGTAGGCGTAGAGCTCCCAGATCTCATCCCCCGAGAGGGCCCGATTGAAGAGGCGGAAGTTGGCGATGGAACCTTTAAATTCATGAATAATTCCCGACGAATGGTTTAACGCACCAATTCGCGAAATAGACGACGTACTTGTGAGATTTAGGTTACCACCAGCACTGCTCCCCACTAGCGAACCACCGAGATGTATACCATCTAAGTATATATCGCGTCCACTTTCTCCGTTTCCATTATACACAAAAGAAGCGTGATGCCACATATTATCCGCTATCTCCTTACCTGTATCGCAAGAATAGTCATTATCCACAAAATCAATAGATAAACTTGTTCCAGAACCATAGATCCAAACTGTGTTGTTGGTTGCGTAATCACCGTTCATGTGAAACAGTGTTTCTATACTGTTCCCGGACGACTTAAACCATAAACTCACCGAGAAAATGTAGTTACCAGTCTTTCCCGTGTCCAATGTGATGTAATCACCAGCTTCGTCAAAAGTGAACGCCTTATACTCCGAGTCGAAACCAACATCCCCATTGAGTGTTCCATTTTTTCCATTCCCACTCAGATCCACTACAGCCCCCCCAGTGCCAGGGTAACTCGAGCTCTCCTTCGCATCATAGTAGACCTCCAACCAATCCGTATTAGGGACGTTGGGGGTGGTGTGGAGGACCACGTCTGTGCCATGTGCCTCGGGGTCGTATTCGGGGAGGCCGAAGAATTGGAGTTCGCGCATGAGTAGAAAGTTGTCAAGACTACTACTAGCTGGTGTTTTCTTAGTGATGATAATGATAAATTCTTCATAATAATCATTCGTGGTTATGTCGTGTGATGTTTCTGTAAACACATAGTTCCCAATTATTGAGTATCCAGAACCTTCATCCGCCACTGTAAGTAAAGCGGAAGACCATGCCGTTCCACCGACTATTGCACCACCACCATTTCTTCCATGAACGGTATAATCTCTAAAACCCGCTTTACTTACGTTATCTACACGGAGTTTAGTGAGTTTAATTTTATGTGGTAATTTAATAGCGATCCAAGCACCCGCGCCCGTCGCCCCGTTACCAAGAGGCTGATATATAGCGGTGCTAGCGTGTTCGAATGCACCTGAATCATGAGTGTATAAATCTGGTGTAATCCAGTGATCACCTGCATTTGTTTGACCGTTAAATCCTACACTATTAAAAGCTTTCCAACCATCATTTGAAGTAGCGTTGTTTCCAGATGTCTGCACCACATACCCACCACTCGAAGCCGAAGTCATAGCCACCCTCGGGTACTTGATGATCTTCTTGGAGCGGCGGTACTCCATGACGACGTTGGAGTTTGAGGTGATTTGGGCTACGTTTGCGACCTGGGTGTGATTGAGGACGCCCTTAACGTCTACGTTCGAGGAGGCCACTAGGGAGGTCGTGGGGTTGGTGAACTGCACCGTTTGGGTGGTGGTGTTCCCGACATTGGAGACGGAGGCCAGGTCGTAGGAGGGGATCAACTCGACCACCCCCAACTTTATGCCCTCCGCGTGGACGTTCCCTGAAACCCTGAGGGAAGCATTTGGAATTTCCAGAAAACCCTGATTGCCTTGGAAGGACATTTAATATAGGGTAAGAAATGATTTACACGTTATTAAATGTGGGACATCTACGATGTCGGGACTCAGCCACAGTGGTACGTGCACCCCACGAAGGCTGCTGTGTGCACTGCGTTCGCTTCATCTGTCTGGGCACCTGAAGCGTCTATGTACCTAATTTTATATGCCTTCTCTGTCTCTGTGGTGTGATCCTCCCACTGAATCTGACCATGCTCATCGAGAACGTTTTCCCCATCTTCACTCTTTTCGATAATTTGGATAGGTTGGGTCACGGGGTTGAAATCACAATCCATAGTGATCTTGGCGACCGTGTAGTTCATGAGACCGGCACCGTCTTGCTTTTGACCGTAACCAACCACATTGGATGTTGTGATGTAATCACCCGCTTCGAGGGGGCCATTGGTGTTCACGACCCAAATGGCACCTTCACCGACCGAGTTGATGTAGACCCGAGTATCACCATTTTCTTTTTTATAGGGGGTTACAAAATTACCAAACGCATCACTACGCTGTTTGGGGTCTTCAGATGCTGATATGACACCGAAACATTTTTTGTCGCTCACCACATTCGAGAGAGATACGACTGGTAGTGATTCATTTGTAGTAATAGCATTCGAACCAGTCTCAATACCCCCACTCATCTTGATATATTTGTTTTGGTCTGAGGAGACGATAAGACCTTCTAGTTCTCCAGCTTCACTGAAAGGAACGTTCTTAATGAAAGTTCTATGTTGACCGGTGAAATTCATTGATATATTGTTCTTGTCGTCGCTAATATACGCAGTTGCGTTGTCTACTCCATTTCTCACGACTGTAAAATATAGATCATTATCGCCGGAAGTGAGAGTCTGATTTTGGGCACCTATCCACCAACCATAATCTTCAGTTGCGGTTCCATTGAATGTTGAATGTATAAATAAATTTTTCCTTCCATAACCGAGGTCCTCACTAACACCATAATCCTTACCCGCAGTACCAATTTTAAGAGGACCTCCACATGATAGCCCCCCCATAACGTCTAGGACGGCCCTAGGCTTCGAGGTCCCGATCCCTAGGCGCCCATTCTTTAGGGTCACCACGTCTGGGCTGACCCCAAAGTACTCCTTCTGGTAGGAGTAGAGCTCCCAGATCTCATCCGCTGTGAGGGGCCGGTTGTAAAGACGGAAGTTGGCGATGGAGCCGTTGAAATGCTGAGCCCCCGCAAGGTTTGATCCTATTTTGAAATTAGTGGTACTCGTTAAATTTAAACTCGAATACGAATCACGGCCATTACGTTCACCGTCCACAAATACAGTTCTATAATTACCATCATACGTTCCAGTGATGTGCACCCATTTGCCTATCTTTGCGATGGTTCCGGTTTCCAAATTGTTACCGTGTGTGAGATGAGTTATAATTCCATTGTTCAAAAATAAACCCATTGAATTATTAGTAGTAGCAGCACCAATACCAAATATACCAATATAACCCGTTGGATGTGAATCCGGCTTTATCCACGTGGAAAAGGTATACACTTGGTTACCTGTAAATGAGGCTGAAACGCTTGCATCGATATAATCATCCACCCCATCGAAGGTGAAGGCTTTGTAGGTGGAATCAAAACCAACCCCACCTGAGGGGGTTCCGGTGAACCCATTTACAGACTTGTCTGCCACAGTGGCGGGCATGGAGGTGTAGTCCTGACCGTCGTAGTAGACCTCCAACCAATCCGTATTAGGGACATTGGGGGTGGTGTGGAGGACCACGTCTGTGCCGTGTGCCCCGGGGTCGTATTCGGGGAGGCCGAAGTATTCGAGTTCAAGTATACGGAAATAATTATTTTGACCAGAAATTTTTGTAACGACTAATGCGATATATTCATAAAATCCTACAGCATTTACATCGAATACATTTTCAAATGTTGTTGTTTGGTTGGTTACAGTGAGAAGTTGTGTCCAGTTCAAATTATCATTAGAACCATACACACGGAAATCTTCTACAATGCGAGTACTATCATTGGTTTTATTATAAATTCTCATATAATCTAACTGAATCCTTTCTGGTATTCGAAGTTTAATCCATTCACCATTTACAGCTCCTGTACCCAGATTCTCTGATCCGGCGTATGTGTTATCAGTGCCTCCATAATTCGCACTTGTGGCACACGTCCATGTGTTGTGTACCGATGTCGTTGAAATATCGGTAGACATTTCAAACGCCTTCCACCCGAAGAGGGATTGATCAGTTCTAAAACTACTTACCGTTACCATATACCCACCAATCGAAGCCGAAGTCATAGCCACCCTCGGGTACTTGATGAGCTTCTTGGAGCGGCGGTACTCCATGACGACGTTGGAGTTTGAGGTGATTTGGGCTACGTTTGCGACCTGGGTGTGATTGAGGACGCCCTTAACGTCTAGGGTCCCCATAGGTGCGTTCGTCCCCACCCCCACCCTCCCCGTCGTCGTGTCCACGTAGAGATTGGCGTCGCCGACCTCGATGTTCGAGGTGACGCCGAAGCCCTTGGTGGGGTTGGTGAACTGGACCATTTGGGTGGTGGTGTTCCCAGACACCGTGGTGGATTGGAGGGTCGCCGCGGACTGGAGACGGACCGACCCAACCTTGAGGCCCTCGGCGTGAACGTTCCCAGTCACCCTGAGGGAGGCGTTCTCCAAATCTAAAAAACCATCGTTGCCTTGGATGGACATTTAATATAGGGTAAGAAATGAATTTACCTGTTATTAAATGGGGGGGAGTGATTGGGATCACTCGGGGACGGGGGGCCAAACAGGGTTCTTGGGGTCCTCAGTGGTGGCTGGGAGGTCCCTTAGAGCCTGCATGTAGGTGGCCCAAGCCTCTGGGACTGGGGTGGAGGTTGTGAAGGCCTTGACGGCCACCCAATCCGCTGCTTGGAGGCGACGGTCACGTTCCTGGCGGAGTTCCTTTAGGGGTTGGGCATTGATGAGTTCTTGGAGTTTGGCCTCGAAGGCCTCCTTTGGGGGCTTCTCATGACCGGGTGGAAATTGAATAGATTCCCAAGTTGTACCCCAAGCACTTCCACCCGGAATTGGATCTAAAATTTGTTGTACGAAGGTAAGTTGTTGTAATTCTTGGTCGTCCATATATACATTATGAAGACAAATAAAAACCATTAAATCCAGCATACTGACTGGCCGACATGAACATATTACCTGAAGTTAAACTGATTCCCATTGTGTCACTCGCATTCATGTATACGTTTAAAGAAGCCGATGCGGGGCTGTGAGAGCCGTCCACATTACTATGAACACGGATAGGGGTACCACCAGCTTTAACATAAGTGCCATTTAAAGTAAATATACCCTCTGTTTGGCTGTTGTGTGACATATGATAAAATGAAAAATGATAGAAACCTGCTATGGGTGCGGTGAAAAGACGAGTGCTTGGATTATACCCCCCACCTTTATTGTTCAATACATTGTTATACGGAATAAGTTGCGTAGCATTAATAGTAGTTCCAGTTGCGGCAGCTTGAAATATCACCGGACACCCCGCCCTGAGGTCCCCGGGGATTTCCACGATGTCCTCCTTGATGATTTGTTTGGTTTTGAGAACACCGTCGTAGTCGAAGACCTTCACTACTCCAGCTTCACTACCACCAGATCCGTCAACCCTTGGACCACCAACAACCAGCCTCGAACCATTGGATGACAAAGCCACGGCTGTGCCAAATAAACCACTGGGATCATTGCCATCTAGGTCCGCCCCAATTTGGGTCCAACTTCCGCCGATGTACTCAAAGACTCTCGCGTGACCGGCATTGGAACCACCGGCGTCATTTGTATGCCCACCCACCGCGAGACGAGAACCGTCTGGGGAGAGGGCAACTCCGACCCCAAACTCATCACCCGCCGCCTCACCGTCTATATCTGTACCAACCTGAACCCAAGCAGTCCCATTCCAATCGAAGACCCTCACGTGACCCGCATCGGTTCCAGTTGCATCATCCCTTCTAGCACTGACAGCCAGTCGTAACCCATCAGAAGACAGGCTTACTCCTCCTTTGAAACCCATCAGGTCACCTGCAGACTCACCATCGATGTCGTCACCAGCTTGAGTCCAAACACTTCCATCCCAATCGAAGACCCTTACATGGCCCGCGTCTGTACCACCACCGTCGTTGTTGTCGGCACCAATGGCCACGCGCGAGCCATTGGAGGATATAGCTGTCGACCCACCAAAACGATCCCCGGTTGCCTCTCCGTCAAGGGTGGAACCGAGTTGGACCCAAGTCGCCGAACCTTGGTGATATTCGTAAATCTTCACCTCACCCCGACTCGAATCGTGTCCCTTGGCACCCACCGCAATTCGGGTTTTATCACCACTTATAGAGACGTCGATACCAAACTGATCCCCCGATGCAGTTCCAGTTAGGTCCCCCCCCACCTGAACCCATGCACTACCACTCCAATCGTATACCTTAGTGTTTCCATTAGTGGTGGTAGGTGCTCCTACAACTAACCGTTTTCCGTCAGAGGATAGTGATATACCATATCCAAATTCCCCACTACCATCTATGTCCGTACCAGCTTGAATCCAAGTGCTTCCATTCCAATCAAACACTATCACACGACCAGCATTGCTGTTATGATGATACTCACCTAAAGCTATTCGCAAACCATCGGTGGATATAGCTACAGAATAACCCAAACGATCACTTGGAGTTTCGCCGAAGAAGTCCCCCCCAACTTGGGCCCAGGTATTACTCGGGTTCTCAGTGGTGTACTGGACGGAGAGGTTGGAGTCGCTGTAGATGTTCCCCACCAACCCGATGTCCCCCTTCACGTCCAACTTGGCTAGGGGGAGGTTCGTCCCCACACCAACGTTAGAGCTCACTGTATCCACAAAGAGATTGGCGGTGCCGACGGAGACGTTCGAGGAGGTCACTAGGGAGGTCGTGGGGTTGGTAAATTCAATTGTATAGGGGGTGGTGTTGCCTGTATTGCTGACTGATGCCAAAGTTTGGGGGGATTCAAATTCCACATTGCCTACTACGAAGGTTTGTCCAACCTCAATTCGGCTGATCCTCATTGTGGAATTTTTAACTTCCAAAATGTTGTCTGCTGTTTCAATAGACATTTAATATAGGGTAAGAAATGATTTACACGTTATTAAATGTGGGGGCTTGTGTTGTCTCAACACTTTTTTAAGCTGACTTTTTACACGTTGGGTCTACACTGTGCGCCTGTACCTGTAATTGTCTGTTGAACCACCAACTTTGAAACCCCAGAAAATATAATGACTAAGACTTACTGTACTATCACCATTCATACTGTTAACATTAAGATCAGTACGACCAGATACATCAATCTGGTCTCCTTCATCAAGTGTTAATATCATCGATTTCGACAACTCACTATAATTTTCACTAGAATTTCCTTGAGGTTGCATCAAATCTTGAATATACGTAAACGTTGATTCACCAACAGCTTTCTTTCTAAGCCCATTAATCATACTAGAATCTTGGTAAGTGTTTAAATGTAATCCAAAAACGTACTGTCCATCTGAAGGAGCAGTAAATACATTGTTCGCAAAACAATTGCCTATATTAATTTTAGTCACTTGAAAAGCATGCTGCGTATATGCAGCATATGTTGCGGATGTATTGTTATCAGCCCTAAAAGCAACTGTGGTACTAGGCGATTTAGTCAATTCCCACTCCTGATTAGGGGCTGCGAGGAACGCCTTAAACTTACCGTTTAAGTGGGTATCGGTGATCGCAGTTGCGCGGTCTATAATCGTGCCCACTGGGTATATAGCGCCCAGTATTCCCTCTGTCACGTTATTAGCAGTGAGAGTATTGGCGGTGATGCTATCTGCCTCTACACTATTCACCCTGATGACGGCATTCTTCACATTCAAAATGTTGTCGGGTGATTGTAAAGACATTTAATATAGGGTAAGAAATGATTTACACGTTATTAAATGTGGGGGGGACAAGTCCTATGGACTTGGCTGGGTTGGCCACTCGGGGTTCGTGGGGTCCTCGGTGGTGGCTGGGAGGTCCCTTAGAGCCTGCATGTAGGTCTTCCACTCTTGGGGGACGGGGGTCTCTGTAGAGGTTGCTCTCGATGTGACCCAATCCACTGCTTGGAGCCTCCTATCACGTTCCTGGCGGAGTTCCTTTAGGGGTCGCTCAGCTTTCAATTGTTCAACCTTTTGGAGGAGTTCCTCTTTGGATGGTTTAGGGATGTCCGTAGAAAGCCACGTTAAATCTTCACCAATCATACTCCATTGGGCACCGGGAAAATATGTGGTTAATGCATCAGTTATAGTGACTCCCATATATGTTATACATAAGAAATAATTAATAACCAATTTCTTTTGCTGTGATAGTAGATGCGGTGCGTCCAGAATACACGCTATCACCGTTGGAATGATTTCGATTAATATATATGTAATACGTCGAGTGCGCGACCGCCATCTGAATTTTATACGTAACAGCTGAAGTTGTTGCTGGTACATCTAAAAATTCCATAGAACATGGAATAATATCTTGGTTGTGGCTATCTCCTCTAGGAGCATGTGTGCACTGATATCTAGAACCGGCTGCGTCACCGATGGCTATTGGTGTACCATCTCTAACTAAACGAAGATAACCATGACCATCATTAACTCCAGCATTCACCGAATATGATATTAATATTTTACTTGTGCTAGTTTTTGGTGTTATAGTTACGGAAATCCCTGTATCTATAAATGATGAGCTATTTGTTGATGAAGTGTCTGTTTTTACACTTTGAACAATTTGTCTTATCGCATCATGTGCGTAAAAGTCCCCATTCACATGGAGTTTCGCCAGCGGTGCATTCGTCCCGATCCCCACGTTGGAGGTCGTCGTGTCCACAAAGAGGTTGGCTGTACCAATCTCTAGGTTCGAAGTTGAATCAAATTTGTAGGAGTCCGCCTCGATCCTATTCGCCCGAATTGTAGCGTTCCTGACTTCCAAGATGCCTTCTGGTGTTTGGACAACCATTTAATATAGGGTAAGAAATGATTTACACGTTATTAAATGTGATCACTCGGGGACATCGGGCCAGGTGGGATTAGAGGGGTCCTCTGTATTGGCTGGGAGATCCCTGAGGGTCTGGCGGTAGGTGAGCCATGCTTGGCGAACCTCTTCAGAGGCATGGGGGAAGTCTGGGAGGCTGTAGGGGTCACTCTCCCTAATCAACCTGTCCCTCTTCCGGCGGAGGGCTTTGGTGGCCATCTCGGGCTTTAGGGTCTCATCCCAGTAGGTCTGACACTCCCCCAGGGTTGGGAGGGTGCAGGTGCACACCACATTCTCTAGGGTCTCCGCGTCTTGGTCCTCCCTAAAACTGAAGGACTCACCGGGACGGAGCTTCGTGAGAACCGCGAGTAAATCCATTTACTATGGGCGAAGATATTTAATACGGCTCCATGAAGACGGTGAGGGTTGAGCAACCTCTCTCGAAGTTGGCGTCATCCGTGGCACCGACCGCACGGTTAGTGTATACCTGACGAATAAACCTCCCCATTTGTGTGAGTTCTACTTCAAACGTATCCCCCGTCACATTCTTCAAGTCGTATATCCCCGGAACTAGGGTATATTCTGGGGTTGAATTTTCGTCCTCTGCAGAATACCCATACCACGTACCCGTTACACCGATGCGTCTATTCCCTTCCCTACCAGTATTCATATGCTCTACGGTGTTCCCACTATGTTTCACATTGGTTCGCCACACTATGTCATAAACATTATTGGCGCCACTTGTAGCCATTTCTCCATACCATTGCCATTTGTAGGACAACCTAAGATTTAGGGGTGAAATGTTCTTGTACATCTCTGGGATCTCGACGACTTGGGCGAGGATGCGGCATTCCTGGTTGGCGGGTACGTAGGTGATCCCCGGCTTCCTCCACACGTAGCTCCTGTGGGTGAGGAGGGGCCCAAAGATGTTCCCCCGAACGTCTAGGGTGGCTTGGGGCGTCTTCGTCCCCACCCCCAAGCGACCCTTGTGCACCGTTATGGAGGACTCCCCCCTACCGAACCTGTCCTTCTCGGCGTCCCAAACCTCTAGGACCTGCCGCTCCCCAATGGACCTGTCGTAGACCCTCGTGTTCGCAATCTTCCCCTCAAAAGAACCACCCAACCTGGCTAGGACTGGTTCAGCTACTTCTGTGCCATAGAACTCAAGTTCTCGCACGAGAGCACCCGGCCCACCACCTGTTTTGGTAATTTGAAATATGATATATTTATAGGCAGTGCTCGTACTTATGGTATCTTCCGCTACAGTTACAGAAGTGTCCGCATAATTTAAGGCGTATGTGTCTTTGACAACGTACCATGTTGAATCGTCATTAGAGCCATATATTTTCGCACTATTAACTCCCTCGGATCCACTCCCAACAGTTTTAGCATTGTTAGAATGGACTATAATTTTAGTGAGTAGTAATTTATGTGGCAACTCCAATTTTAGCCACCCACCTCTCGTAGTATGTCCCGGTACGATTGGAGCATGTGATGCTACTGCATCACCCGTACCGCTAGAATAATGGGAGTTATCTCCCATTTGCCAATATGTATTGTCGGTACCGTCCACCTTTGTATCAAATGCCATCCACGCTCGTCTATTTTGACCTATATTATCACTTGCAACACCATTCAAAGCAACTGAAGTTGTTACATTATACCCCCTCTGTGGTCCGTAAGAGGTCATCACAGTATCTGGGAACTTCCTCACAGTCGTGGAATCTGGGAAACGCACCAAGTCGTTGACCCGGTGGCCGAAGTAGCGGAGTTCGTGCACGTGAACGTATTGGTAAGTGCCACTAACCTTCTTAGTTATCACTAGAGCGAAGTATTTATAGGCTCTGGTAGAGGTGTCGGCGTCGATCAATTTAGTTGCGTCATTGGCAGTAACCGTAGCCACTGAGAACCCCGTTTTGGATAGGAGTTCATCCCAGTTTGTATCATCATTGGAACCATACACTTTGAAATCCGTTGGGACGCGAGCGCTACCAGCCGAACTTAAAATTATATGCGTCATCAAAATTGGATGAGGCATCTCAAGTTTGAGCCATTCACCTAAAGGGGTAGTTGAAGCTAAACGCGCAGTTCCTAAATAGTTTATCGTGTCACTGAAACCTCCGTTAAAGGTTATCCAGTGTACACCTCCGCTTGCTCGATGTTCAAAAGGTTCTGTTTTCCTATAGAAGTTATTATATTCACTACTCGCTGTGACATTGTACCCATCTTGTGAATCGCGGAGGAGTGGAATCTCTGGGTAGTACCGCGCACTATCGTAGGAAGGTAGGGACCCAATGAGTTTGCCGTCCAGGTAGGTGTGGTTGTAGAGACCTTGGCCGTTGGAGGTGAAGGCCAGGTTGTGCCACGTGTTGGCGGTGATTAGGGGGGTCAGGTCCACCCCAGCCTCAGCCTTGGCGAAGCCCTCGCCCCCAGCCGTCCCCACGTTGAAGATGGTGGAGGTCGAGACGTTGGTCTCCAAGTTTGAGGATTTGAACCACGTGGAGACGGACAGAGGTTGGTCACCCTCAAAGCCCAACGTCGCCGAGACGATGTTACTCTCCGTGGACCCATCGAAGACCCAAGCCTTCTCGGTGGCGTCGTAGGTTACGTTGTTCTCTGTCACCGTAATTGGACCCGTGCTGAGATCGGTGGCCGTCGAGCCCTCCACACCATCCAAGTAGAGCTTGTAGCCACTCACCGCTGGGGTGTTGTATTGGGACTTGATGGTGACATCCACAGAGGTGTCCCCCCCAATGGCCACAAACTCCGAGTCGTCCTCACTGATGCCGTAGAGTTCCCATTGGTTGAGTTGGACGTAGCCACCATCGTTCTTGTTTACCTGGGTCGTGATGAGTCGGTAGTACCTGTAATAGCCCACATCTGGGGAGATGTCACCAAAACTCGTCGCCGACCCTTGGGCCCATTGGGTCGACATTGGTATCTCACCCGAGGCTGGGTCGTATGTAACTAGGTCCGAGAAGCTGTGTACGAGGGTCCATGTGGTACCATCGTTACTCCCAGCAATTTTACCCACCTTGGGGCTACGATTTATATCCGTACCACCAGCACTATTTCCTGGATACCCATAAGTCGAGGTCAATTTGAACGCCTTGGGGACCTCGATCTGGAGCCATTCACCGGCGACGTTGACGCCACTCACAGCTGTATTTTCTGAACCAGAGTACGTGGCTTGGGTCCCGGTGTACTTAGATGCAAGTGATATCCAATCATAGTAGTACGGTCCGTCGGGTATGGGGGTGTCGGACGAGGTCCTATTCTCAATAGCACCATCGAAGGCTTTCCAAGCTGCGTAAACCGAACCCGCACCTTGATATGTGCTACTCGCACTCGCCACGTAACCAAGTGGGGTGGTGTTAGAGGTCATCGGGAACCCTGGGAACTTCCGGGGTGTGGGGGTGGATTGGTCCCCTCGACCGTGGGGCCCGGTGAACTCTGTGACGACATTAGAGTTTATCGTAAATTGTGTATTTGTATTTAAGAGCATGTCATTGTTTACAATGATGTTGTTGGCTGTCAAGTTTTCACCAATTTCAGCATTGTTTACAATGATGTTGTTGGCTGTCAAGTTTTCACCAATTTCAGCATTGGCCGCAGTTACGAGACCTGTGGTAGCGTTATTGAATTCTACGGTATAGGGGGTAGTATTACCCCTCGAAGTTATCATATCCAAATCATATGTTGAAGATAACCTCACGGAGCCTACATTTATACTAGCAAATTGCCCTGCACCGGCTACCCTGAGGTTGGCATTGGGGATATCAAGGTATCCGCTTAAACCACTAAGAGAACCCATTTAATATAGAAAGGGAAAAGAATTTTAAAAAAAGTACAAACCCTGAAAGGTTTGTACTTTTTATGATCTACATGTGTATTAAATTTACAAGTTGGGTTTGGTGATTCCAGTGACAGATAGGAATTTACACATTGGGTCTACACTGTGCGCTCGTACTTCAAAATACCTTCGGGCCCAAGTGATATCATATCAACACGAGGAGGTACATGTCGCTCTACATGAGCAGTATCAACATTACCAGTCAAAACATAATCGACAACATTAACAACTGCTGCATTGCCTCCCGAAGTAAACTCCCTTCCTATAACTCTCAAACCAATAGTAGGCCGAACAGTACTGGTGCGGCCTTGTGATAAATCATTTGTACTATCACCAAAATATACGATAGCAGAACATTCAAATGGAGAATTCAAAACACTATCGGAATACATTGAATCCGTAGATTTGGATATTTGTGTCCAAGGTCCAGAACCTTCTTTCATTTCAATAACAAAATTCCCCAACGGTGCCGCACTACCATGATGAAACGCGATAACAACTTTATATAAAAGTTTAGTTGTGCCAAGTACAGGAGTAAAAGCAGTAACCTCAGATCCTTCTATGGTCTCAAACGTAGTAGTCAAGTTTTGTAACGCGCTTGAGGCTAACATAGTGCCGCGATCACAGTAATTGGTACTATCTCCATTTTGAGACAAATACTCCAACGGAACAACGTCTTGACCATCTGAAACTAACTCCCACTCCTGATTAGGGGCTGCGAGGAACGCCTTAAACTTACCGTTTAGGTGGGTATCAGTGATCGCAGTTGCGCGGTCTATAATCGTGCCCACTGGGTATATAGCGTTCAGTATGACATTTGATAAACCGGAACCCAGATTTCCCAAGACATCTAGGTCCCCTCCAATAACAGCGTTAGAGGCTGTCTCAAACCCTGTGGTAGGGTTGTTAAATTCAATTGTGTAGGGAGTTGTATTTCCAACATTACTGACGGCTGCTAAGCCTAGAGGATTTGAAAAATCTATGACTCCCCCAAATTTCAGTGTTCCTCCAACTTCCAAGTTGGATGTGGTTACAAGACCTGTGGTAGCGTTACTGAATTCAACAGTGTAAGGGGTACTGTTACCGACTTCTGTGACGTTTTCTAGACCATACGCGGGGGTCATGTGGATCGTCCCCAAAGTTAAGTTCTGCATCCATGTGTTCCCCACAACTGTGAGAACATTTGAGTTTGTATCGTCAACGTGAAGGTTTGATCCTACACTCAATGTATTAGTGGGTGAGGTGTTTTGAATACCGACGTTACTCTGGGTGACAAAAGCTGTCGTTGGATTTGTGAATTGTAAAGTATTAGATGTCGTGTTTCCAACATCTGACGATTGTTGAATACTTACCGATGCTGTGACATTCGAGAGGAGACCACCATCACCTAGGAAGGCTGTGGCTGTAACATTTCCACCGACGACGATGTTGCTATCTACGACGAGACCAGTGGTTGCATTTGTCAATTGAAGGGTCTTGGATGTTGTATTTCCACTGTCTGTAACAGATTGGAGGGTCGTGGTGATGTTGGAGAGGAGACCACCATCACCTAGGAAGGCTGTGGCTGTAATGTTTCTACCAACGACGATGTTATTGTCTACGGAAAGATCGGTAGATGTCACATATCCATCAACGATAATATTGCTATTTACGGCGAGAGCACGTTTAATTGTAAAAATATATGCACTACCGCTATCTGCACCTTTATCATCATCTAAGTAAGCTCCAATAATTACACTACCTTCTCCGTCTATAGAAACGGAGTGACCAAATTGATCGGATGACCCACCTTGTGTCCCCGCTATAATCTTTGTATATTCTACCCAGGTTGAACCAGATTTTATAAATACATATACACTACCACTATCTGAACCATCATCATCATCCTTTTGTGATCCGACAACGATAATATCACCGGAGATTGAGACAGATATACCGAACTCGTCTTGGGATGAACCATCTATTGCTATGAGTTTAGTTTGTTGTGTCCACGTTAAGCCAGTGCGTGTAAATACGTATGCACTTCCCTGTGTGTTGTTATCGCCATACGCTCCAGAAACAATGGTATCATCGGAGATTGATACGGATGTACCAAAAACATCACCAGCTGAACCATCACTCGCAACGATTTTAGCTTGTTCTGACCACGATGATCCAGAACCCACAAAGACATACACTGCACCTTGAGTTCCATTTTCTTTCGATGCTCCAACAACTATTGTATTACCTGACATAGACACAGAAACACCAAATTCATCGGATGCAGAACCATCTGATGCAGTGAGCTTGGCTTGTTCTGTCCATACCGTTCCACTGCGTGTGAAGACATATACACTACCCTGGCTTGAGTTATCTAGGGGTGCTCCAATCACAGCGGTATCACCTAAAACTGTTACGGACGTACCAAATGAGTCACCCGAGGCTCCATCGGATGCATTTAATTCCATTTGTTGTGACCACGTTGAGCCGGTGCGTGTAAATACAAAGGTACTACCCTGATTTGTGCCAGTTCCATTGGATCCAATGGCAGCCGTGTTTCCATCTATAGATACAGATATACCAAACTGATCGGACGCGGAACCACCCGAATGTGTAAGTGCAGATTGTTCTGACCAAGTTGATCCCAAGCGTTTAAAAATATACACTATACCTTGTTCTGAGTTGTCTTTATATGCTCCAACAATAGCCGTGTCACCAGAAATATCTGTAGAGTAGCCAAAGTAATCACTTGCTCCTACACCGGTTCCGTTTATCTTCACCTGTTTTTCTGTTTTTATACTACGTGTATTAATTCCATTAACGACGATGTTGCTATCTACGACGAGACCGGTGGTTGCATTTGTCAATTGAAGTGTATTTGATGTTGTATTTCCATTGTCTGTGACATCTTGGAGGGTTGTTACAAGGTTCGAAAGGAGACCACCATCACCTAGGAAAGTTGTGGCTGTAACGTTCCCACCGACGACGAGGTTGCTGTCTATGACGAGACCGGTGGTTGCATTTGTTAATTGAAGGGTATTGGATGTTGTATTTCCATTGTCTGAGACACCTTGGAGGGTTGTTACAAGGTTCGAGAGGAGGCCACCGTCACCTATGAAGGTTGTGGCTGTAACATTTCCACCGACGACTAGGTTGCTGTCTATGACGAGACCTGTGGTCGCATTTGTCAATTGAAGGGTGTTGGACGTTGTATTTCCATTGTCCGAGACATCTTGGAGGGTTGTTACAAGGTTCGAGAGGAGACCACCATCACCTAGGAAGGTTGTGGCTGTAACATTTCCACCGACGACTAGGTTGCTGTCTATGACGAGACCTGTGGTCGCATTTGTCAATTGAAGGGTGTTGGATGTAGTATTTCCATTGTCTGTGACATCTTGGAGGGTCGTTACGAGACCTGTTAATTTACTCCCGTCACCATAGTATGATCCCGTTGTCTTTACATTTCCATTGACAACGAGTACATTTGAGTCGGTATCGTCAACATATAGATTGGAACCTACGTCTAAGGTGTGTACAGGTGATGTGTTCGCTATACCTACATTTGAAGATGTGACAAGTTCACCGAATATAGATGTATTGTTTTGGACTTGAAGGTTTCCTCGCAAATCGATGAGCATTAAGTGATCGGGGTCGTCATAGTGTAGGATGTGGTTATCTGTAAAGGTATTTTGTGTATACCCGATGGAAAATCTATGTTCATCGGCGTGGTATATGACGGCTATGTTGGCATAATCACCGTCTTCTTTGTGTTCCATCATGATACCAGTATCCAAGTTGTGAACTGCATTATTTGCACCTATTCCGAAAATACGATCTTGGATGGTGACGTTATTTGAAGAAAAAATTGTTGTGTTGCCACTCAATGTTAGGTTTCCCAGAAATTCTGCTTCCGCAGTAGAAACTACGTAAGTTCCTCCACTTGTTATGTACACTGGAGACTTCTCAAAGAATCCATCTGTTCTGACCATCGGTAAGTGTTTATTATTTAGATCTACGAGACCAGCTACTGCGATGTTTGAGCCAACTTCAACGTTTGCCGTGGTTACTACACCAGTGGTGGCATTTGTAAATTGGATTGTATTTGAGGTGGTGTTCCCAGTGTCAGTGACTTGTTGGAGGGTTTGCAGTTTTGTCAGAACGTCTGCGGGATCCATTTTTTCAAATGTGTTTCCACCACCATTTGTATATATGTGTGGAGGTTGGGTGGTGACTAGCTGAGCGTTGGGAATATCATTCACACGACCAACACCGGTCACGTCAATGATACCCGTAACCGCATGAGGTTTAACTACGAGACCAACATTCTGAATGAGATCGGTTTCAGCTTGGGGTGCCACATTTGAGATACCACCAGCTACAACGTTACTCACATAGACGGTTTCACCAGATATGAAGTCCCCGGTGTTTAATTTATCAGCTCTACCAAATGTAACGACAAGACCGACACCATTTACAGCCAAATTTTGATAGGCTACACCTAACGCGGGCATGGTGGTTGAACTATCGGCTCGAGCTTTCCGTATATTAAAAATATCATTACCTGTATGCCCCGCCGCATAGACGACATCACCTTTACTTATTGTTTCTAATGCCTTAGCTTGTAAAAATGTATGATTTTGTAGCTGATTGACCCAATTGGAACCATCATATACAAGCATGTCTTCATTTAGAGGGGTGGTCAGTGTCACGTTTGCCAATTGATTCAACTTTACTCCGACATTTGAGGTGAGGTCGGTGGTGAAGGCGGTGTGTGCATTGGTGAATTGGAGGGTATTGGAGGTTGTATTTCCGTTATCGGAGACATCTTGGAGGGTTGTCACGAGGTTGGAGAGGAGACCACCATCCCCCAAGAAGGTTGTGGCTGTCACATTTCCACCGACGACGATGTTACTATCTACGACCAAACCAGTAGTTGCGTTGGTGAATTGGAGGGTATTGGAGGTTGTATTTCCGTTATCGGAGACATCTTGGAGGGTTGTCACGAGATTTGACAGAAACCCACCGTCACCATAGTAACTGGAAGCTGTAACATTTCCACCAACAACAATATTACTCAACGCACGAAAACCGGTAACCTCATTTATAAACTGAAGAGTTTCTTCGGTTGCGTTACCAGAATTTGTCACAGATGATAAAGTCGGTGAAGTTGCGAATTCGAGGCTACCTAAAAATAAAGTTCCACCAATGAGAACGTTATTATCTACAACGAGACCCATGTCTGTATTTGTCAATTGAATGGTATTGGATGTTGTATTTCCATTGTCTGAGACATCTTGGAGGGTCGTTACAAGGTTCGAGAGGAGACCACCATCACCTAGGAAGTTCGTGGCTGTAACGTTTCCACCGACGACGACGTTACTATCTACAGCAAAACCAGTTTCCGGGTTAGTAAACTGAATTACATTTGATATTGTATTTCCATTGTTTGCAACGTCTTCAAGACTTGTCACAATACCCGTGAGTTTACTCCCATCACCATAGTACGAACCTGTTGCTTTTACATTTCCATTGATGACGAGAACATTTGAGTCGGTATCGTCTACGTATAGATTGGAACCTACGTCTAAAGTGTGTATGGGTGATGTATTAACAATACCGACGCTATCTTCGGTGTACAATTTACCATACACATGAACATTAACACTTTCCGATGTCTCGGGTACAAGTGTTTTTTCTGAAGAACTACTTTGGGTATACGCTAATACAATTTCATCACTACCTTCGAGAAAACCAACGGTGACATTTGATGAAGATTCTGGGCGAGCTAAAAGAAGACCGAGATCTATCGTGGTGTCACCGGATATGTTATTTTTTCCGAGTTCGATGATTGCGTCGGTGACTGTTAAATTTTCGGTGTTAACTGTCGTAGTCAGACCATTTATGAGAACATTACCATCGATGACAAGATTTTCTTTGATATATGTATTTCCTGAAACGAAGAGAACGTTTGACCCCGTGTCATCCACGTAAAGATTCGACCCAACATCTAAAGTATGTACGGGTGAACTATTTGCTATACCTACATTTGATATTGTGACTACGGATGTACCGGGATTATTAAATTCGACAGTCTCCGTTGTCGTGTTCCCAGTTTCAGTTATACTTTGAAAATCTTTGGTACCAATATCGCGGAGAGTAACATTACTATCAGTGATTTCTTTTGTCACTTGATTAAATCCAAGTATTTTAAAACGTTGATCATCGGGATCTGTAAGCAGTCGCATCGGTGACATGTATATGGCATTTGATGTATTTGCTTCTAAAAAATCGTTACTGGCATTAAATACTATGGTGTTTTCAGCTTGAACCTCCGAGTCTGGAACATTTTTACCAAACCTAATTTTGGTTGAACGTTCCACTGTCGGTAAGTTCTTAACCATTTAATATAGTGTAGCATTTTAATTTGCATATAGAAGTCCGGCCATACCATTTTCAATCCTAAGTATGTTGTAGTTTACTGCGTATATAGAATGATTAATTGGCATTGTTTCACTCATTAGCTTGACTGAATTGAGACGACTAAAGTTAAGTGTACCTGTGGGTTGAAGGGAACTTGTGGACAGACAGAAGCAGTAGAGAAAGAAGTCTGGGGAAGTCACAAAGTTGGTATGATAATAGTTCATGACATCTATAAAGTGTGGTTTTCCCCATCTGTAGTTACCTATATCTAGACCATTGATGTTAAGTTTTACTTTATTTTGGGGTGAAGTCAGGGCACCGTCTGTTGTTGTATCAGATGAAGCGATATATTTGATTGGGTGATTAAATGTAAGTTCCTGGACGAGTTGTTGAGACGCTATATTTTTCTGAACTTGTGTGATGAGCATATCATGTTTTCTAGATGCAAATTGACCACGTTCTTCATTGTCTAAGTAGTAATAATTGGCATAGCACTCTACATTATACATTGTAGCTTCACTTCCCCAGTGAATTCGAATTTCGACATTGTGATAATTTAATGCAACGAGGGGGAGAGCACATTGTGGACCTTCACAGAAGAAGAACCGCAGTGGATAAAAGTATGATCGAGCACTAACACCTGGGTGTGTACCATTTGCACTTTTAGATACATTTTGTGCACATGTATCTATAGCAATCTTTTCGGTAAATATAGCGTCTTGAGAATCTACGACGGAACCGCCGATAAGTAATTCTACATAATCGATAACCTTATCCCATCTTTGAATATCGAGGGCTTGGGACGTATCATCGATTGTAAAATACACGTAACCGAGAAGATCTCCAGAACGTTCGAATTGAATGGTGGACAGCGAATTGTTTTTCACAGCTCCATGGATCGTTTGTTTTTCGATGGACTGTGAAAAATTAGCATGTCTTTTAAATGTTGAACTAAAAAAGGATATTTCGGGATTACCCACGATATATTCATCCTGGGCTCCTATAGCAATTAATTGAACAACACCAGCAGACATGGTATACTATAGTAAAGTGAGAAAATTACAGGTTAGGTTTCCTACACACAAAGCGGAAGACTAAGAAATTTGTTGCAGCGGGGGTTGATGGTTCTACGAGATCACCGTCTTCATTTCGGATTGAAATATTTAACCGATCAATTGTTCGAATTGGATCAATGTATTGGGTTACAATGGGATAGTTATCTCTAAAAATGATAGTACCAGTATTATCTTGTGTTAATAAACTGGCAAATGAGTTTCGAACAATACTTCCATCTGTTTCGGGTGGGGGTGTTCTAGATGCTTTATCGGAAAAGATAGAATCCAGTTCTTTGATGGAAATGTAACAGTGTTCAGTGCCATTGATGGGAGTTACGGTGTTGATTCGAGCGGCTACAAGACGAGCTTGAACAACATTATGAAGAGGTTGGTTTAAGTAGCATGTAAATGAATTGGAATTTGTCTGTCCAATTGTATCAACTGTTATAGTATGATATTCATAGTTAAGGTCTGGGATTGTCTCTGTTGGCGACGTAATGAGAACCATTTATAGTTAGCTTAGATTAAAGTTCCACCGATTCCATCAACAATTTCATATCCAGCGTGTTCGCCAACAAGCTTTTGGGCATCGCAAAGCCCACCGGGTGTGAGACCTTTTGTGTATGGGCTGTCTTTCTTACCCGAACCTGGAACACAATCGAGGTCTGCCTCGAGATCGAAGATTGACTTATCGTTGACGACGTTAATAGTAATTGGTTTGGGTTGGTACGCGCTAACCTTTTTCATGATACCGAGAAGAGCGATGATCGAAAAAAGAACGACGATGGTTGTGAGGGCGTTCCGGTTGGTCTTATTGAACTTGAACATTTATAGTCTACCAATATTTTTTATTAACTGCGTTAAAGGTAAATTTTTTAGTTTCTACATAGAGAGTAGATGGACGAAGAAATAGTCATCGACCGTGGAAGTGCTACTATTATGAAGTTGGACGAAGATGAACAGGCCCTGATGGATGAGATTCAAATTTCAGCCCCCCGTCCTCAGCCTGTACCACGACCCTCCCGACCCCAACAAAGAGCTCCTCCATCACATGAACAACAGGAAACGATGGATGCTTTTGTCAACCCAAATAAACAAACGGCACCAAAGCAGACACATCAAGAAGAAGAGATTGATTATGGTGAAGATGAGCCGATGTTTTTCGACGACGAACCACAAGGAGGTCCGAGTTATCAAGAGGAACAGCCTTCTAAAGGTTATACTTCAATTGATGAAGAGAAATCTGATCTTTTAAACAAGTTAACTCGTCTTGAGAAAAAGGGTTTTTCTGTAAACAAGCGTTTGAATGCATACTCCAACATTGATGAGTTGAGATCTGAAGTCAAACGAATTACATACAGCATTGACGTTGAGCAGTCTATTCGTTTTTCTCGAAGGATGCTTGTTGCCTGTGTAACAGGTCTTGAGTTTTTGAACAAGAGATATAACCCCTTCGAAATTCAGTTGGAGGGGTGGTCTGAATCTATTATGGAAAATGTCGACGACTATGATGGTGTTTTCGAAGAATTGTATGTTAAGTATAGATCAAAGGTCAGCGTCGCTCCAGAGGTCAAGCTTATTATGATGTTAGGTGGTTCAGCTATGATGTTTCATTTAACAAACAGTATGTTTAAGTCTGTGATGCCTAACATGAATGACGTGATGAAGCAGAATCCGGATTTGGTGAAGAATATGATGGCGGCGGTTCAAAACACGACGAGATCTCCAGATGGACCATCAACGGAGGCACCAGTTGGTGGTACAACTGGTCAATATGAGATGAAGGGACCTGGTGTGGATATATCGAGCTTGATGGGTGGTATCATGATGCCTCCTCCACCACCAATGAACACGACACCTCCTCCGGTGATACAAGAAGAAGAAGATGTCTCTGACATAGTTTCGATCTCGGGTGATTCAACGGGTGGTGAGTTGAGGGAAGTAAATGTTGCTGGCACTAAGGGTAGGAAACCAAGGCGAAAGAAGAAGACAGAAATTAATCTCTAAAGTATATATAAATGATAGCGTATTATCCGCTGGAGGAACTAGAACCTCCCACCCGACAACGGGAAGTTGTCGATGAACCAGAGGCTCAGGTTGAGTCGAAGGTTGGGCGCGAAGAAACTGAGTTGAATTACGTCGTCATGGCTTTCATTGTCGGCGTGATTGCATTAGCCGTCTCTGATTCCATCAGGGCATAATTATATTGATTCTACCTTGGGGAATCCCCCCAAGTTAGTTTCCGAATAAAATACCTGCCATTCCATTTTTGATTCTTAAAATGTTATAGTTGACTCCAAAAATATTTATGTGTGTATCATTTCTGTTAATACCTTTAACGGCATTTCTGATGATGAGTTTTGCGTTATCGAGACGGCTAAAATTACACGTTCCATTTGGTGTATAGTCATTTGCATTCAGACCGAAGTGAAATGTGAAATATCTTGTATATATCAACGCATCGTTTGTGGGATCAAAATATATTTGTCCGAGTGTGGATTTATAATAATTTTGAATTGTGTGAAAATACATTGGTTCCATTGACTCAAGTAGTGCCGTTCCATTTAATTGAATGTCACATGTGTCAAAAGAAAAGCGATCGTTTACAAAATCTGGATCTTTTGCGGAAATCCCAAAAAAGATGGATTTTACGGGGTGATTTAATTGAGATAGATCAACGGTATTATAATTTCCACTGGTAAAATTAACAGGAGTTTCAAAACGCTGAGTCTGTGTGACGATCATGTCAATTTGGCGATCTAACAAACCCTCTCTTTCATCTTTGTCTAGGTATATATAGTTTCCATAGAGACTAATCTTTTTCTGGTTTGGTGTGAGACCAATTTCGTTATAGTGTGTGTCGTCAAAGTTGACTCGTATTTCAACTGTGTGATGTTGTAAGGCAACGAGTGGGAGTACTGTTCCACCATCACAAAAAAAGAAGTGAAGAGGGACAAACTTGAGATTACTGGTGTTAACTTTGGTGCTTATTTCTTGTGACTTTGGATATGTGGTTGGAAGATAGTTGGGCCATATATCACTATAGTAGTCATAGTGTTGAGAATCAACCTTTTGCCCACCTATATACAAATCGATTGTAGAATTGTAAAAAAGATTTGAAGAAATATTTGCTTCACCTGTACCCTGAAACCACAAACCATTTAAAGCATCCCCATAAACTGGAATTGTTATAGAGTTATCTTGGTTTGTTATACTTTTTATAAACTTGGGGGCTTGGGAAAAGTTTGTATGTCTAGAAAATTTTGTTCTAAAAAATGAAGTACCTTCATCACTGGTTATATAAATGTCTTGCATCCCTTTTGAAACGAGTTGTATTAATGCACCAGACATTTATTAATTGTGTAGAATTTAAAATAGACATTTTCCCTGGGGGAAGTCATTCTTATTTTCTTCCTCTAGATTCTTGCCATGTATTTTGAATCCACCTTGTCGATATACTTTGGTTCGTTTGTAATACATCGCAGTAAATATTGACCATGGGTCGTGAATATCATAGATGTGTGGATTATTTTTCTTTCCCTTTGTTTCTCTCATGATACGTCCAATACTTTGTGTTATGTCAGACTTGGGTGAGGCTAAGATAACTGTGTCTAGTGTTGGGATATCTAGACCTTCGTGTGCTTGACTAAACGTTGCAAAGATGATTTTCTTTTTAGAAGATTCTTGGAGATCTTTTTCCTTCATTCCACCCATGTATAGTCCAGAGCTTTTTGGAAAACATTGGTGAAGAAATTCGCAATGAAATCTTCTATCACTGAGAACGAGAAGTTGTCTTGTTCCCGCAGAGGCTTTTTTTACGAGTTCCACTAACATTTTATTTCTATTCCTGTCTTCGACTAACTCTGTAATCATGTTGGGCATCGATATTTTACCATTTCTCATAGACGGTGGTGGATTTCGATAATTGAAACATTCATACACAATGGGAAACACTTCAACCTGTTCTTGATTTTTTCGTTCCACTTCAAAAAAAGTGGGTCCCATGAACCAATGGAGAACTTTAGTAAGTCCATCTTTTCTTTGGGGTGTAGCAGAGAGACCAAAAATATGTTTTGGACACAATTTGAAAAGAGACTGACTAAATACTTTCGCACATATATGATGTGCTTCGTCTACTATAAGGGTTCCAACACTTTCAAAATCAGAAAAACTATACTCTCGGAGAGTTAGAGATTGAAGCATAGCGATAACAAAGTCGCAGTCAATTTCTTTTTTATCTTGTTGGACAACACCAATTGTGGCACCTGGACAGAATTGTTGTATTCTTTCTTTCCACTGGTCGGCCAAAAATTGTTTATGAACGATGATCATTGTTCGGTATCCCAACTTACATGCTATTGCCAAGGATACGGTGGTCTTTCCATATCCACATGGTAACGAGAGAACTCCATGACCCGCTTGAAGAGCTGCATCAAGCGCTTCATTTTGGCGGGTGGCATCTCGGAGGGTTCCGGTAAATTTTGTTTTGATTTTGGTAGGTTGGGGCCTTTTATCTTCTTTGGGTTGACCAAGTTTCGAGATGCCATAGAATCGCGGGACACAGATACCATTTTTAGTCGCTTTGAAAACCTTGAAAGGTGGTGGTGGAAATCCATAGTCTCCATTGACTACGGGTCTTACCGTAAGTTCCTTTTTTATTTCTTGTAATGGTCCCTCGTTAACAAGGTACCCAGTTCTAGTAAGAACTGTCATATCTACTGATATAAAGATCCGAAACTCTAAGCTGAACAACTTACAAGTACCCATGAAAAACCAGAATACTTATCAACGTTCCAAGTACCTTTAAAATCAATTTCAAGTTCAACTTCATCATCTTTTAGGAGAGACTGTATCGGTTTTCCTTCGACTTTACACATCACCCTTCTGTAACGAAATGGGATTTTCACTTTTAGAATCCGTCCATCTAGGGGATCGTCTATATGTTCATTTAGTAATAGATGCATTTTATTGTCATGAATTGTGCTAACTTTCTTTGCTACATTTGGTGAAAGGAGAACTCTCATATATTTTTTGTCATTAAAGTCATACATGGGTTCATAGACATTGGCTACAATTTTCATAACTTTCTATTACGGTATACTAAAACTAAAACTATAAGTATCATAAGTATAATAAACGTGAGCCTAGATAGTGTGAGGGGATATAATGGTTGTCTCGTTTTGAAAACTTGGTGGCTCAAACTTCTAGATACTTCTATAGCTGCTTCGATACTGGAATAAGGTGTCTTTCTTGGGGACATCATACCACACATCGCAACTTTAGAACATTCCCCAAAGAATGGAAGTTGACCTCCCAAGCTTAAAATTCCGGAAGATTGTGAAAAGGACCACCCACTTTCATCACTCCATTCCGCACCCCAACTAATTTTAGAATCCATTGGTTGTGTTAATTTGAGTTGATCAATGACTTCTAGTATAAACATCTCCGGGTTATTCTCAAGCATTTCTTCTGTTAGATTGCATATAACACATGAAACCGTTTTACCGTCAGAAAGAACTTTTGGTTGTAAATCCCATGGAGTTTTTGTGGCGATTTCGAGATCCGATTTGAGTGTTACTGGTTCATCGTAGTATAAAAGAATATTCATAGCACCATAGGTGCCATCACTGACTTTTTTAGCAGCTTCAGGTCCCCAGTTGTCACCTAAAAGTTTTAATGCTGGGCTATTATCTACACAAAGAAAGAGGTACCCATCATCTATTTCTGTATCATTTGAAAAAGTGGCTTTGTATTCATCTTTTTGGTATTCTACATTTTGAAGTTCAACACCAAATACAAAATTTACACCTGCGTCTATGAGAGCTTCTTCCATTGCATCACACATTACTTTTCCTGATACTCGTTGTGTGTATGGTTTTGATAATACGACATGATTAAGATTTTGTATAAATTCGAAAGCAGACATTCGACTCCAAGTCACTCCATCCATGATGAGTGGTAAATGTTTTAAAAGTTCTTGACCCGTTTTTGATATTTTTCCTAAAGCATCTTCTAAACTAACTTTTTTGTATTTAGCTGGCTGTATTCCAACTCTGAAAACTAGAGACAGAAGACTTATATAGTCCATAGGTTTTAAAGATTTGATTAAAAACTTTGTGTGTTCATCACCACCTGTTGATGGTTCAAACATTTCATTCCATTGTATTCCCATTTCGTCAAATAAAGAATGTGTGTTCACAAATGCTCGATCAAACAAAACTCTGTGAGCGTGGAGATTTCGTTTTTCCACTTCGGGTTCCCACCATGATCCACCGGCGGAAACTTTACGATCGTATATAGTGATATCGTGTTTTCCTGTCCGAAGTATTTCCCACGCGAGAGACATTCCTGTAGGACCGGCACCAACGATATGAATCTTCATTCTACTTTTAGTTTATATATAATTTTTCATGAGTCAGCGTATAAAATGTTACAAGTCCAAATGTTATCCAAAGTTGTGGGTTCATATATTCACGTCCGTAATAGAGAATGAATGCATTCAGAAGCATGTGCATTGGAACTTCTTCTTTACCATACTTAAGGTAGAACCCGGCTGTGGCTGAACCTGAAAGTATAAGTGCGCTTATGAATGATGTCATGGATGGTTTGTATAAAAACCATGCTGTAAAAAGGAGTGCTATGTAGGATATAAATATAGAACGCCTTCCAAGTTCTCGTAGACTATCTACAACCAATGGTCGTTTACATTGTATTATTTTTGTTTCCCAATGTGGACCAAGAATGAGGTATGAAAAATATAAAAGTATAAACACTTCCCACATTTTACTTTATTAAGATATTTAAAAATATCTATTAAAAGTAGGTATGTTGATTATCAAATGTGATATAGTCAGACCAACCCCCAAAATGACACAACAAAAGGTAAAAACGTGGAAATTTGCCGCCAAATTTTTGTGGAAAGAGCGTTTTACAGCCGACAAAGTGGAACTTGGGAAGTGGACGAAAGAACAACTTTTAGATCTTGGACCAACATTTGTAAAATTAGGACAAATTGCTTCTACGAGGGGAGACTTGTACCCTCCAGAATTTACACGTGAACTAGAATCTCTTCAAGATAATGTTCCACCCTTCGATTATAACTTAGTGAAGGATGATCTAAACATGGATATTTTTAAAGATTTTGAAGAGACTCCATTTAAATCTGCTAGTATTGGTCAAGTCCATAAAGCCACCCTAAAAAATGGTAAAAAGGTGGTTGTAAAACTAAAAAGACCGGGTATTTATGATACGATGCAATCCGACACGGAAACTTTGAAACAAATTCTAAAAATAGTTCAATCTGTTGGGATTGATACTGGGAATAGTTCAGACTTTGTTCTAAATGATTCAATTGAATATCTTTTGGGTGAAGCAGACTATGTTCAAGAAGTCAATAATGCGATCAAATTTAAAAAATCTCTGAAAGATGTTGAATGGATTAAGATTCCACAGGTGTATAAAAAGTATTGTACGAATGAAATGATTGTAATGGAATATGTACCAACGGATAAGATTATCGAAATCAAGGACAAGAAAATCAACAGGTTAAAGGTGTGCGAAGCCCTAGTGAATTCATACGTCATACAAACTATGGAGGCTGGTCTATTTCACGCTGACCCACACCCTGGAAACTTGGGTATTTCCAAAAATGGTAAGCTGGTTTTCTACGATTTCGGTTTAGTCATCCCACTATCGGATGAACTCAGAGAAGGTTTTAAAGACCTTTTCTTTTGTATTATAAATAGAGACACCTCGGGGATAGTGAAAATTTTAATACGCCTGGGGGTCATCGTCCCAACGTCTACGGATATATCAGACATTGAACTCTTTTTTGAGAGTATCCTTGGGTACCTAGAGACCCTAGATGGTGGTGCTATAGTAAACGACGAGCTCGCCGCTGAGCTGGCTATGGAGAAACCCTTCGTCGTACCAACAAGTTTCGTCTACCTAGCAAAGTCCTTCTCTCTCATAGAGGGTATTTGCATCCAGTTGGATCCAGAGTTTAATTACTTCACCTACCTGGAACCTATGATTCAACAACAGTTCCTGGAATCATTTGATTTAAATGAAATGTTTATGAAAACGACGGAGATTCCCTCAAAGATTGGAAAGATAAGCACAGCTGTTCTGGGTTTGGAGAAATCCAGAGCATCTATGAAACGCTCGATGGTTAAAACGAGACAGGAAATACGGGTAGTTCAATACAGTATAATTTGTGCTGTATTGGCGGAGAGGTTCCACGATACACCATTGGCTGGTGTGTTTATATTGGGTGCATTGTATTTTACTTTTCGTAAAGATCGATAGACTTCTTTACACTCTTCTTGGGCTTGGACTTTTCATCCTTCTTGACAAGTTTCTCATGTTCCTTGTAGTATTCCTTTAGCCTCCTCTGCTCATCGCGGACAATATCACTCAATTTACCTTTGATCTTGTCCACGTCCATATCCCGATCCTTCTTGATTTTTTTGCTGAGCCTCTTGAAGCCCTTTTTACTAGCGAAAATAGTTGGCGAAGTTGCGATGGCAAGCATTTATTATGTAGGGACATTTATTTTTAACCTCATTAACTTTTCCTCAAATTCCCTCCTCTCCCCGGGGCTCTCTATGACCTTCCCAGTTTGGAGGGCTTCAATCTCTGGACCGGTGAGATGCATCGCATTGACCCTAAAGTCTAGGAAGGCCTCCATCGTGACAGGGACCAGGGGCTTCACTAGGTCATAGATGGCGGTGGCATAGTCACGGATCTCTTTCTGAGCATGACTATCCATTCTCAAGTGGAGAAAGTGCATGAGATTGTGGAGGTTCATTTTCCAATAAAACTCTGTGTAGGTAGACTGTGGGAGCACCCCGCGGCTCTGTTCACGACAGGCTCCACCCTCTAGGAGTTCTTCGTAGACCTCAAAGGCGTGAGTCAGGTGTTGGGATACTTTTCCGTTGAGTTCCTCCCCTACGTCTACGACACCCTCCGACCCCTGGTGGTTTACTTGGGACTGCCCCCTCAGAGTATCTGGTTCATAATACTCCTTGGGTACGACGGAGTAACGGGCGGATAGCTCATTAATTGAGGCTGTTCTATGTCGCATATGTTGTCTTGCGATGTAGATGGGCATCTTAATGTGAAACTTGAATTCGACCATTTCGAACGGAGTCGTGTGCCAGTGGCGAAGGAGGTATCGTATGAGACCCCTGTCTCCTCGCGTGGACTTAGTCCCATCTCCATAAGAGACTCGGGCTGCTTGTACGATCGACGAGTCCAAATCTTTTTGAGGCATATAATCAACGAGCCTAACAAATCCATGATCCAAAACTTTTTCCATTATAAGTATCTATCCGTTTATTTCTTTAATCAAGTCGCCAACATTCTTGTAGTACCTCTTCAAATCCTTCATGAACCTCTTGTTATTCTCAAGGACTTCACAATCAACTTTGTTCAAATATATCCAAGCCAAATTTGATTTTGAATATTTTGTAGCTTTTTGATTTTCATTGGGTCTCCTTGCCACCAACTTTGTTGTCTTTTTCTTCATGGAGGCTGGGGTCACCTCCTTCCTATTCACGAAGGAGAGTGCCTGCATGACGGTGTCCGCCAGGTCATCCTTCTTCTTAGACTTGAGGAAGATGGGCAACCAATGTGCATTGGTAGGTCCATCACGGATAAAGGATTCACATCTCTCTATGGAGACCTTTTTCCTCTTGTTGTACTGTGCCTTCCCCGGACCC